CGGTTTCTGTCGCTGCATCGAGCGTAACGATGGCGTTGTGGGGGTAGATGCCGTAGGGCGTCAGGAACTTGATGGTCATGTCGGCGGCTCAGAGATTGATGAGGCAGTAGTGATCGAGCATGCGATCGGCGAAAGCGGCCTCGTGCACAGGCTTGTCGGTCGACCACTGCTCGCGCACGGCGTAGAGCGCGCCGAGGCGCAGCTTGATCCAGCGCTTGACAACAGCTGGCACAGAAGCAGCATCGGGCCAACCGGCAACGAACGTGACACGCACGGCGTCAGGCTCGGCGCGCACGGCCGGCCAGGTAGTGCTGTAGGCAGGCACTACGGTGGCGGTGTAGTCGCTGGCGATCAGCCGGTAGGCGGATGGGTCGAGTGTGGTCAGCACGCCGTCGGCAGCGGACAGGTACTTGATGTGCGTGATGGCCGACACAACGGGGCGCGGCAGCGAGATCGGCTCGCCGAGCGGGAATGCGGGCACTTCAAGCGCCCACGTTTGCGGCATCACGGCTCGCTGCATCAAAGTCTCTGCATCCTGTGTGGCACCAAGGACCATCTCCATGATCTCGGAGTCTTCAACCGTCTGATCGCTTTCGATCTTCAGATGCAGCTTGGCCTCGGCCAGCGTGATGCACGCGGCCGTGGGCGCCGTGATGATCCGCAGCGACATCACTCGGCCTGCGCAGCGCCGCGGGTGTATTCGACGGCGGCCGGGTCGTCGTCGACCAGGCCATCGGCCTTGGCTGCAGCGAGCTCGGCGGCCGAGATGGTGGCCACGGTGTTGGGCACGCCGTAGCAGCAGGCTTGCAACACGCGCACATCGATCTCGGTGTGCATGTCGGCTTGGCTGGCCGGCGCGTCGGTGGCGTCGGGTTTGGTGGGCTTGGGCATGATGGGCTCCGGTTGGGCTGTTGATGCGTGACGTGCAGGGGGCGGTGAAGCCGCGCCCTGCTGTCGCGCGATCAGGTGGTCGAGTGCTGGTAGACCTTGACGCCCGAGAGGTCGAGCAGGTTGCCGCCGGCACGGGCCCAGGCCAAGAAGCCGATCTGGCCGAGCTTGATGTAGGCCGAGTCGTCGAACCGGAACAGCGTGACCTGCATCGTGTCGCGCGTCATGTACGAGCCCAGCTGGCCGAATGCCAAGCTCTTGGCGTTGGCCGCCGGGGTCGGCATGTCGTTGTTCATCACAACATCGAAGCCCATCAGCTGGTCGGCGCGCTCGCGCGTGATGCCGGCGTCGTAGCTGGGCATCCACAGCGGGCGGCCCGCGGTGTCCTTGAGCTTGCGCAGGGTCTTGCGCAGGGTCTGGCTGGTCATCCAGGCCGGCGGGGTGGAGGCTTCGTCGGTGTAGGCGATGTCGAGCGAGTCGATCATGTCGACCAAGTCGTCATAGATGATAGACGTGGTCTGGCCCGTGGCGCCCGTCTTGCCCACGCTGGCGGCCACGGCCAGGCCGGTCGGCTGGCCGGTGCCGGTGCCGGTGCTGAACATCTGGTTCTGGATGCGGCCGATGCGGGTGCGCAGGCGCGCTTGCACCAGTGCCTGGATGTCCACCAGGCTGTCCTGCAACAGTTCGATCGGCACCGCGACCACCTTGGAGCTGAATTTGAAGACGTTCAGGGCCCGGGTGCCAAACGTCACGTCGGCGGCGGCGGCAGCAGCGTTCTGAGCGACGATTTCACCCACTTCCGACGTGCCGTCGGTGGTGGGGTAGCTCAGGTCGTTGCCCATCGACGTGGTGATGTTGCCGGCCACGCGGCGCATGGAGCCGTAGCTCTTGAGCGCCTCGATCACCTGCTGCGCCACCTCGGGCCGGACCGTGAAGCCTCCTTCGCCGCCGGTGGTGGTGCTCATGGTGTTGCGGATGAGCAGGGCCTCTTCGGCGGTGAGCTGGCGGTCGCTCTTGCGCATGAACAGGTCGAGCGCTTTCTGGCCGTCGGTCATCTTGGCCTTGTCCACAGCGGTGCGGCGGAACTTGTCGGCGTCGTTGAAATTGCGCTCGGCGTCGTCGTCCAGCGTGCGCTGGTGCGCTTCTATCTGCGACTGCAGACGCTCGGCCGTGACCATGTGCGCGTCGAACTTGGCCTGGTCTTCAGCGGTCCAGGGGATCGAGCCTTTTTCGGCCAGGATCGCCTTGGCGGCGCGGTTTTCGTGGGAGAGTTGCTCCCGCAGTGCTTGGATGCTCATGATTGCCTTTCGAGGTTGAGCACGGAAAAAAGCCGCCTTGCGGGCGGCTGTGACTGGTGCAGGAGCACTCAGGTCCGGGACTGCAGCAGGGCGAGCCGGCTGCGGTTGAGTCGTTGGGTGCGTTCGGCCTGGGCTGCCAGGTCGGCCGGGCTGGGGCCAGCCGGGGCGAGCTTGGGCGCGTTGGCGTAGGCGCTGAGGTTCCAGCGCGCGGCGGCGGATGCCGGTTCGGCTGCCGCGCCGATCACGCTGTCGACGAAGCCGGCGACCTTGGCCTCGTTGGCAGTGAACCAGGTCTCGGCATCCATCCAGGCGACGATCTGTTCGGCCTTGGCCCCGGTCTTGCGCGCGTAGTCGGCGGCGATCGTTCCGTCGATCTTGTCGAGCAGGTCGGCGGTGCTACGCAGTTCGGCCTTGTTGCCGTAGGCCAGCGTCCACGAGTTGTGCACCATGAACATGCCGCCATCGGCAATGTGCGTCTGCGCACCGGCGAGCGCCAGGTAGGTGGCTGCGCTGGCGGCCAGGCCGTCGACGTAGGCGGTGATCTTGCCGGTGTAGGAGCGCACGGCGCTGACCATGGCACGGGCTTCGAACACGTCGCCGCCCGGGCTGTTGATGTGCATGTGCACGTCCTTGCCGCCCATGCCGGCCAGAGCTTCGACCAGGCCCTTGGCGGAGGCACCCCAGTACGAATCGATCACGTCGTACACGTAGACATGGCCGACATCGCCCGAGGAATCGGCGCGAATGGCCGGCGCAGCGCGGTCGGCGCGCGCGTTGTCGTCGAGCAGTTGAAGAAGCTTGTGTTTCATGGTGCAGTGGCGGGTTGTGCAGGCGCCTGCGATGCGGTGCCGCGCTGGGCGCGGAATGGTTTGTCGGCCTCGGGGTCGGTGATGGCCGGCAGGTTCTTGAGCTTGCGGATTTCGTTGACGGTCATCCAGCCGTCGCCCGTGCCAGGGCCGCCCAACGCCGCGCGGAACGCCTCGGCCTGGGCTTTGCTGTCGCCGCGCATCAAGCCTTCCAGCGAGAACTCGACGAAACGGCCGGCGCGGCGGAAGAGCTTGCGGTTCAGCTCTTCTTCCCAGCCGCAGAGCATGGGCGAGATGTCGAACCGCAGCCAGCCGAGCGTGATCTGCTCGATGCCGGTGCCCCAGCTGCTGGTCTTCTCGGAGTCGCCCACGATGATGGGCGGCACGCCGAGCACCTCGCAGATCGTCGCCTTGTCGAACTTGCGGCTGGCCAGCAGCTCGAGGTCGACCGGGCTGATGCTCAACTCATGCGCCTTGGCGCCGTTTGCCAAGATGAGTGGCAACTTGCCGCCATCGCTGCCGCCGTAGATGTCGACGAAGCTCTGCCGCAGGCCTTTGCGTTGCTCCTCGTTGAGGTTGCCGACCATCTCAAGCGCAATGCGCGGCATGCCGCCCTCGGTAATGCTCGTGCCCATGTACTGCGCGGCGCCCAGCTCGCTGGCCACGGCGCTGCGGGCGGCCCACTTGATGGCCGACATGCTGCGCTCGCCGTCGAAGCCGAAGCCGGTGAAGTGCAGCATGTCGTCCTGGTCGACGCCGTAGATGCGGCCGGTCTCGGCGTCAACGACGTCGTATCGCAGGCGACCGCCCACGGTGCGCACTTGCGTGCAGTCGGGGTGATGCGGCTTGAGGCCGATCGCGGCGCCGGTGCGGCTGCGCACGATCTCGGTGTGTTGGTCACCGCGCAGCTTGACGCAGCGGACGATCCACTGTTTCCAGGCACTGGCGGTCCACGCGGCGGATGGGCTCTCGTTGAGCAGCCACCACAGCGGGCTGGGCGGGCTGACGCGCTGTCGCTCGCCGGCCTGGTCGAGCAGGTACTCATGCAGCGGCAGTTGAGACACCGCGCCGCCGAGCTTGGTCAGGCAGGCGTAGACGGTGCCAACTTGCATCGCGGTGCTGTCTGTCACAGCCGGGCCGAAGAAGTTGCCCGGGGGTCCGAACAGGCCCATGCGCACGGCTTCGCTGCTGGTGATGCTGCCGTTCGCTGCGTCGACGACGGCGTCGAGGATTTCGATGGTGGGCTCGATGCGTGCGGCCGGGGCCGAGCCACTGGCCAGCGTCGACCAGGCTGCGGCGATGCGGCTGCGCATGGGGCTGCTGCTCATAGGGAGGCGGGCTCGTTGAGGTTGTAGAACATCTCGGTCGGCTCGGGGTTGGCCTGCATTGCACGGCCCATTGCCAGCAGCATCGCCACCGGCCCGTCGATCTTGTTCTCGTCGCGCTCCTTGGTCGGGTGCTTCAAGCCGCTGAATTTGCTGACGCTGACGACGACGTTGCTCATCATCCAGGTCATGACGGGGTTGCCGTTGTGCCGCAGCTTGCGCTCGAGCACGGCGTTCTCGACCAGGATCAGGGGCTGTGTGTAGAAGGTGGGCGCCTGGCGAACCTCGACCAGCGGCAGGCCTTCCTCGACCAGCTTGCTGGCGAAGTAGCGGCTGAGCGCGGGGTCGTAGGGGATCTCCTGCACTTGGAAGTCGCGGCAGTACTGGCGCAGGTCATCGGCCACGACATCGAAGTCGGTGACGTTGCCGTCGGTAGCCACGACGTAGCCCTGGCGGGCCCAGCCCTGCAGGTGGGCATTGCCCGACTCGCTGATGGCCGACTCGTTGAGGTACAGGCGCGGGAAGATGTGCCACACGTCATCCCGCTGGAACACGATGACGAGGGCGGCGAAGTCGCGCTTTTCGGCCAGGTCCATGCCGATCCAGCAAGGCTCGCCGAGGAAGTCGCTGAGCTGCAGGCGCTTGTCCTGGCAGGCTTCCCAGCCCTGCATGTCGAGCCAGGCGCTGTCGCTGTTAACCCAGACGTTGAGGCGCTTGGTCAGGAAGTTGCTCTGCGCGCTCGGCTGGGCCAGGGCCTTGCGGCTGGCGGCTTCCATGTCATCGAGCTTGACGCTGATGCCGAGGTTCGGGTTGGCCTTGCGCCAGACCTTCGGGTCGTGCCAGAGGTCGCCTTCGTCGATGGTGTAGACGATGCCGAACCAGCTTTCATCATCCACCACGCCTTCGAGAACCTTGATGGTGTAGTCGCGCTGCTCGTAGCAGATGCCCGCGCGATCGCTGCCGGCAGTGGTGATCATGCTGATCAGTGGCTGGCTGCGGGCGCCGGTTGCGCTGTCGAGCACGTCGTACACGGCGCGGGTCTTGTGGGCGTGCAGCTCGTCGACGACGGCGAAGTGGATGTTCAGGCCGTCGAGCGTGCTGCCCTCGGCGTTGAGCGGCTTGGCGCTTGACACGGTGCCGGGCACGGTGATGTCGTGCTTGCCGCACTCGACGCCGAAGCGCTGCAGGAATTCGCTCTCGCGCAGAGCCATGTTGCGGCTTACGTCGAACACCTCGCGGGCCTGCTCGCCGGTGGTGGCCGCGCTGTAGACGTGGGCGCCGGGCTCCTTGTCGGCCGTCAGCATGTAGAGCAGCCGGGCCGCGGCCCTGGTGCTCTTGGCATTCTTGCGGGCCACCTCTTCGTAGCTGCGGCGGAAGCGGCGCAGCCTGGTCAACTGGTGCACCCAGCCGAACAGCTGGAACTCGATGAACAGCTGCCAGGGCTCGAGGTGGAGCTTGGCGTACTGCAGCTTGCCGTCGATGTAGACCGGCCGTGCCCACTCGCCCTTGATGTGGGGGAGCAGCTCGTCGAACTTGCAGGCACGGGCGCCGAGCGCACGGTCGAGCACGTAGGGGAACTCGGGCGTGCCCTCGCGCGCCAGGTCGCGCTGGAAGCGCTGGCAGGCCAGCCGCTCGAACCGGCCGGCAACCTCGGTGCCGTCGACCACGCGCTGCGCGTAGTCGGCGATGCGATCGAAGTAGGTGGCGGCGGCGGTCATGGTGTCACTCGAAATCGGCGAAGCCCATGGGGTCGCCCGCAGGCGCCTTGCCGGTTTCGGACTTGGGCACTTCGAAGAGCTGCAGCTGCGCGCGGATGGCAGTGGTCACCTTGGCCCGCGCATCGGGCCGCAGGCCGAAGGACTCCAGCATGCGGTGCAGCTTGGCCTGCTCCTTGTTGAGCACCTGGTAGAGCGCAGACTGGATGCGCAGGCCGTTGGGCGTGACGTCGAAGTAGCTGTCGGTCGGATCCTTGCCGTCGGCCATCAGCGCAGCCTGGCGGGCCAGCAGCGCGCGCTCGACCTGCTCCATGCGGCCGATGGTCTGGCAGAGCATGGCGAACGCATCGCGGTCGACCTTGCTCAGCAGGTTGTAATGCGTGAGCTCGGCCGACAGCCGGCGCCAGGCCTTGCGCGCTTCGGGCAGCAGCCACTTCGGCGCATCGGGCACGCCGACTTCAGGGCGGAACAGCTGGTCGAGGTTCAACGGCCGGTGGCCGCGATTGCCTTCCAGCAGCTTGAGCTCGGGCGGCTTGGCCGCGGGTCCACGTGCACCCATTGTCAGCACCCCCCCCCACCCTCAAAACCTGCGCGCGCAGAAATCTGGG